CTGCCGTCGTGGTAGGGGGTTGGTGGGGGGCCGGGTGGGACGGCACTCCTGCCGGGCGTACTGGCGTGGGGGGGGGGGGGTGGCCGAGTTGGTCTCGGCCTGGGCGATGAGGGCTGTGGGGGTTGTGCCGAGGTGGGTGGCGACTCGCTCGACTTCATCGACGGTGAGTCCGCGCCCGTGACTAGTGAGCCTGCGGCGGAGGGTTACGTGAGGGATGCCGGTCTTTTCTGCTACTGAGATAACCGAGAGATTTTTTCCCTGGATTTGTTGGTTAATGACCTCTACCAGGCGGGAGGTCAGCGGTTCGGTTTCCATATGGAAACCATATGTTGCGCTCGCATACCTGGCAAGACGCTGGGAAGTTCGTTACCGAGGTGAGACTTTAGGTTGCGTATGGCAACATAAGTGTCATGTCCACCATTGACAGGAACCCGTCAGAGGGCCTAAACGCCGCCGTCGCAGCCGAACTGCGGCGCGAGCGCGCCGCCCAGCAGGTCACCATCGACACCCTAGTGGAACGCACCGGCCTCAGCCGAAGCACCATCCTGAACACCCTCAACGCGAAACGCCTCCTCGGCGTCGAGGCCGTCGCAGCCATCGCCATGGCCCTCGGGGTCAGTGTCACCGCGATCTTCTCTCGCGCAGAGACGCGGCTGACCGCGGGCACAGCCTTCGCTTAGTCTCGCCCCAGAACGCAGGTGAGGCCCCCGCCGTGATGGTGGGGGCCTCACCTGTACCCGCTGGTCACGCCTGCTTGGTCAGGATGTAGTCAACGAATCCGGGCCTGAACGACAGCAGGCCCCGCTTGTGCTCGGAGACGATCACCCAGCCGTCAGCCAGGAGCCTGCCCAGTTTCCTGGCGTGGCTTCCGCTCTTGGGGTTGAGGGTGACTCGCTTTGTCCTCATGGTGGGTTCCTCCTCGGGATGGTAGGGGTGTTATGTGAATGTTACGCCGCTGTGAGTAGCGGCACCAGCGGCAGCCACCGCTCACGGCAGCGCAGGCACGTCGCGTGCACGCCGTCGAACAGGGCCACACCATGGGAGCACGCCGGGCACGCCGTGTTCCCCTCCAGGCCCCGGATGATGCGTACCGGCTCGGCCAGGCCCTCGACCTGGTCGCAGCGGGCCAGCAGGCGGGTCACGGCCCGCCCTGTGTCCCACAGGGTCTCGAAGTCGGCCGCCTCAACGGCCGCCGCCGTCGCCGCCAAGAAGTCGCAGCCCGAGGTTAGGCCGAGGCGGGGCAGGCCCGCCTTGAGCGCCCCACGGTGCAAGGCCTCCCGCTCACGGACCGTGCGCTTCGCGTCCTGTTGGAGCGCGATCACCGCGTCCCGAGCCGGGGAAGCGGCCCCGAATCCCGCGTGCACGGGGCCACCGCCACGACGTATGGGGGAGGCGTCCAGGGCGTTGATACGGCGCGCGAGCTCGGGCGCACCCCACCTCAGCCAGTCGACCCATTCGCTCATGCTGCGCTCCTCTCAGACCTCGGATTGCGTGGGAGCCGATTTGCGGGCCTAACAGACCCCACCTGGTGTCGGTGTAGCGTCGGCCCGTTCTGTCCCGTTCCTGGGGCTGTGGCGACCGCTCCCGAGGGTGTTTTGAGCCTCCTCAGAACCTCACGTGCGCGATCCGGGCCAGTCAGGCCGCCCAGCACGTCCCGGCCGGTGGTGACAGCCGGCGGGCGGAGGCCGACCGTGCGCCACGCCAACGCCTCGGCCTCAGGCCGCGAGGCACCACGCCCAACGGCCGCGGTCGCCGCCTTGCGCCACGCCAGTTCCGCCTTCGCGTCATCGCCGAGCCCGTCGGGGATCAACGCGCCCCGGGCGGACTCCTCGGCGCGCACCCGCTCCGAGCGTGCCCGGCGTACCGCCGATGCGAAGCGCTCGACGTCGATGCGCCAGGCCCGCCCGTCGGTCGCCCACGCCCTGACCGCGTCTCGGCACGCCGGCCGGAGCTCGGCGGCGTCCAGGCCGGGAACCGTGTGCGTGAGGTAGTCGTGCCAGACGACGACCTGACCGTCCGTCGCGGTGATCGCCTGCGCGGCGAGCAGGTAGGCCAGGACCCCGGCGATGTCCTGCTGTGTCACTCCCATGGCTGGCCTCCTTCGAGGAACCCGGTCAGCGCGTCGGGCGCGGTCAGGGCGGCGCGCTGGTCGTTGGCGATGGCGGCGGCAGCGTTGTCGCGCATGATCTGCGCCTGGCTGCGCCGGCCCCGGGTGCGGTCGTCGTCGGCGCGGCGCATCCAGTTCCGCCAGGTCGCGACCCAGTCGAGCTTCGTGCCGCGCTGGCCGGACACGCCCGCCCAGTAGTCGCGGAACCGGTCGGTCTCGGAAACAGTGTCGACGAGGGGGACGTTCTGGGCGGCCCACGCGGCCATCTCGCTGGTGACGGCGAAGTCGTCGGGGATGCGTGTGCCCCGCCGTTTCGGCTTCGTCTCGTCCGTCGTCGGGCGCGCTTCAGCGCGCTGTTGCACCAACCCAAGGTAACCACCTACGGAAGGTGACTCTATAGAGTTACTAGTTGGGGGTTCTATTGAGGGATTGGGTGCACGGTGGTGCACCGGGGTGGTGCACGGCGGTGCACCCCTAAACCCCTCTTCAGGGGTGCACGGTGGTGCACCCGGTGCACGGCGGTGCACCCCAGGATCGGCCTCCTCGATCATGGCCTCAGCGACCTCGTACTGCCACACGTAGAGGTTGGGGCGGCGTCGGTCGTCCCAGTCGGCTAGGCCACCTCGGTTGATGGCGGTCGTGATGACGCCGAGCTGCTCCAGGGCGCGCAGGGCGTACTGGGCGGCCCGGGTCTTCACACCGGCGTAGGCTGCGATCCGCTCCACGCCCATGAAGGAGTGACCGGTCTCCGACGACGCGGAGTCGGCGAGGACGAACAGCACTAACCGTGTTGTCCCGTTGATGGTTGATGGCATGCGGAATGCCTGGGAGAGGGCCCGGTTGCTCACGGCCTCCCCCTTTGCGGTGTCTCCGGCACGAGACTCATCCTCCTAGTTGGTAGGGGCAGCAGTGGTGACTGCGGGGCTGGTTTGCATGCGCCAGGCGAAGGCCGCCCACGCCTCATCACCCCACGCCCGGTTGGGGTCGGCGTCTCTGGCTGCGCACGCGGCGGCATCCTCGGCGAGGTCTGCCAGGTAGCGCCGCCACATGCCCGCGGTATCGAACAGGAACAGGTAGCCGGAGACGCCGGTGTCACCCATGGCCTCATACGCCCAATCCTGGAAGTCGCTGGGGTAATAGTCGTCGCTGTAGGGGCCCTTCCATTTCGTAACGTGACTGACCGCGTCCTCGCAGGGCTGGCACTCGCGCCAGTCCCAGATCATGCTGCCGTCGACGACAGTTGATCGTTTGTACCGCTCGCCCTTGGGGATGCGGCGACCGCAGTCATCGCACCGGACACGTCCCCGCGACCGGGGGGACCGCTCGTGAATCACTTCGGTCATGGCGATCAGATCCCATCCACGACGACGAGGGTGGCGGGCAGGTCGATCTCGTGGTCCGCGTAGGTGTATTCGTTGCCGTGCATATCCCATCCGTCGTATCCGCGGCTGAACGTCAGGCCGTCAGCGTCGATGATGGTCGCGCCGGCCGGCGTGTTACGAACGTCGTCGATGCTGGTGAGGGACTGGCCGGTGACGTGGTCCTGGGCCTTGGAGACGCGGACCATGACGCCGGCGGGGTGGGCGTCGTCGGCGTAGCGCTTGACGGCGGACCACGCCACGATCCGGGAGTCATCGCGCAGGACGCCGGGGCGCTTGTAGGGGGCGAGGGCGTCCCCGATGGCGCGCTGGAGCTTGTCCAGGTCGGGCTTCGTCTGCGCGTGCTTGCGGGACTTGGGGGCGCTCTTGGGGTGGGGGAGCCGGAACTCGGCCCACACCTCGACTGGCCCGTCGTAGCGGGGCTCCCAGTAGGCGGCCTGTGCGGCGGCCTCGGCGGCCTTAGCGACCTTGAGCCGCCACTGGTCGAGTTCGGGGCCGCGGTCGTGGGTGACGACCATCCGCTGCCCCGACGTGAACGCCCTGGTGGAGCCCTCGGTGATCGGCTCACCGGGGACAAAAAAACTAAACGAATCCATTGGTGTTCCTAGGCTTTCTGAGGGTCAGAAGAGGGGGATGGTTTCCATGGTGGAGTCCTCAGCGGGCTTGGTCTCGGCTTCCCAGACTCCCCGGCAGGAGTAGCAGCAGTCGAAGTTGGGGGCGTCGATCGTCTCGCAACTCTGGCTGATGAACTGAGCGCCAGCGAGGCGTTCGCTTCCGTCGCAGAGGCGGGTGAGCGGGTACCAGGTGCCGCCCTGGTAGCGGACGGGGTCTCCGACGTCGGCGACATGCCGGAGGATGCGCCCCGGCAGGAGGACACGGATCATGCGGCTTCACCGCCCCACAGGTCCAGCACCGGCTCTGACAACCGGGTCGCGATGGTCTCGCAGTAACGCTCCTCCAGCTCGACGCCGATAGAGCGCCGCCCCAGGTTCCGGGCGGCAAGGAGCGTGGCCCCCGAACCCGCAAACGGGTCCGCCACGACGCCGGCCGGGCACCGCTCGATGAGCCTCTCCATGAGCCCTACCGGCTTCGGCGTCGGGTGCCCGGTCTTGTTCTCGGCGTCTACACCCCCCCCTCGCCCCTGAGTGGTGGTGATGACCGCGCCGACTCGGGGAAGCCCGGTGGCCTCACGGTCCCACCCCCGGCCGAGGAGATGAATGTCCTCGAAGTTCGGCCCCCACGGCAGGGTGAGGTCACCCATACCGGGCGTGGACGCCTTGTGCCAGATGAGGCGCTGGCGTTCGCCGGTGGGGGCGGGCACGGACCAGCGGCCGAACATGAGCGCCGGCCGGTCAGTGCCCCACAGGGCGACGACGGCGTCGCGCACCGCCGTGTCCTCATCACCCGCGATCTTGGCGAACGTCTCGCGGCGACTGCCAGACTGAAAGTTCATCCCGTAAGGCGGATCGGTCACGAGAACGTCGGCCTCCAGCCACTCGGCGATTTCGCGGCAGTCACCGTGGTAGAGGGTGACCTGGTCATCCTCGTAGTAGGGGGTGCTCATGACGCCACCCCCTTGCGCATCACGGTGATGTTGAAGCCGCTCCCGTAGTAGCCGTTACCGTCGTTCCCCTCGAACTCAGCGAGGGGCAGGCGCTCATCGTCGACGATCACGAACAGGGTGTAGCGGGTGTTGTCGTAATCGCTATCGCCGAGCTGGGTCGTCTCGACCTCTGCGGACATGATGCGCGCGTTCGGGGTGCCGCGCTGGAACAGTTCCGTGAGCCAGTAGTCGCCTGAACCGCAGCAGCACCCTACGTTGCCCTCGAACGCGAGCACGGTTCCGTCGTCGAGGGTGAGGGTGTCCCCGTCAACCTTGATGACGTACCGGCCGACCAGGATCGGGGTCAGGTCGTCGTTGTCGTAGTAGACCTTGCTCATGCTGCGGCCCTCCCCTGCTCGGTGAGGGTGAGGAGGCGCGCCTTGCGGCCGGAAGGCATGGTCGCGTAGTCGCCGGTCTCCTCGATGAGGCCCTTGTCCTGGAGCTCTCGGACGGCGGTGCGGGCACGGGATGGGGAGAGAGTGTCTTGGGTCATGTCGGCGGCGTCCCGGAGGGTGAACCCTGCATAGGGGTAGGACCGGAGACGTCTCAGGACGACGGCCTGCGATGTGGTGGCGTCAGTGATGGAGTCGGCCGCCCACTGGGACGTGACGGGGTCGTCGGCGCGCACGGAACCGCGCTCCTTGGGGTGAATGGTGCTGGCAGTAGTCATTTTGTGGCCTCTTTCTCTCGGTAGGGGATGCGCCCACCATCGGCGGTGAGCAGGAAACGGCCTCCCGGGTAGGTGACAGGCACCAGCCCCGGGTCGTCGGCCTGGCTGACGGCCCACCCGGCACGGCGGGCCTCCTCCCTGTGCGACTCCACGTGCCCGTGGCAGCCGGTCGTACCCGACCCGCACAGGAGGATCAGATTCTCGGGGCCGTTGACGTCCACCTTCCTCGTGCCCCCCATGCCCCGCGCACGGCGGTGCTGGAGGTTGCCGGACCCGTCGGAGAGGTCACGCCCGCACCGGACGCACCTCCACCGGTCCCGGTCAGCAACGAGAATCCTGGTCGCCATATCCGGTCCCGTGTGTCTCACGCGGCGACCGGGGCCTTGAGCCGGTCGATGTCGGCGCGGGCAACGAGGGCGGCGCGCCCCAGCATCGGCCGGTAACCGGTCAAGCGCCCGTCACGGATGGCGGCGCGAATCTGCCGGCCGTCCCGGTACCCGAGTTCGATAGCAGCCTCGGAGACGGTCATGAGGTCGGCCCGGCTAACGCCCGTCGGCCACTCCTTGAGATTCATGGGTAGGGGGTCCTTCCTCGGTTGGGGAGTGTCCAGCACTCCACTGGACGACCCCAAGCGTAGAGCCGTTCGTCTACTGCTGTCCACTGCACACACATAACGAAAACGTGACCGTCCAACGCATACTGGTTGCACACTCAGTGTCCAATGAGGCACCATTGAACGCATGACCGACCCCACCCCTACCCTGGGACAACTCATCCTCACGTCCGGGCGCTCGTATCGTGACCTGGCCGAAGCCAGCCACCTCTCCAAGAGCAGGATCGGGCAGATGGCAGCCGACCAAATCCGGCAACTCCCCGGCGTTGACACCATCGCCAACCTTGCCGCCGCCCTAGGCGTCCCCGCCGACGACGTCGAAGCCGCCGCCCTACAGACCATCAGCCGCGAGCACGGCCCCATTCTCTCCACCGCGCGCCGTCTCGCCCAGCTCGACCCCCGCGGCCGCCGCATCGTCAACGCCGTCCTGCGCGCCCTCGAGGAAGAGGCATAGTCGTGGGCCGGCCACCACTACCCGTCGGCACCTGGGGCGACATCACCGTCCACCCGACCGCCAGCGGCCGCTACGAAGCCAGAGCCCGCTACCGCGACTACGACGGCATCACCAGGCACGCCCGTCGCACCGGAGACACCCCCCGTAAGGCCAAGACCGCGCTCACCGCCGCTCTCGCCAGCCGGGCGCACACCGTCGGCGACGAGATCACCGCAGAGAGCCGCTTCGACGCCGTCGCCCGAATCTGGGCAGACACCCTCACCGACCGCACCGAAGGGACCCGCCGCGTCTACACGTGGACGCTGGAGCGCCACGTCCTGCCCGCCCTCGGCGCGCGACGACTGCGTGAAATCACCACCCGCACCGTCGAGCAGACCCTCAAGGCCATGCTCGAGCACCACGGCACAAGCGTCGCCCGCACGTCCCGCGTCATCCTCTCCCAGGTCATGGCAACCGCCGTCCGCCTCGACGCCATCGAGCGCAACCCCGTGCGCGACGCCCAGCAACCCAAGGCACCCAAGCCGGAACCCAAGGCGCTCACCATCCCCGAACTCGCCCAGGTGCGCTCAGCCATCGCCGACCACGAGGCCAAGGGTCGCTCCAAGTCTGACGTAGCCGACGTCGTCGAGCTCCTCATCGCCACAGGGGCACGCATCGGCGAGGTCCTCGCCCTGCGGTGGGACGACGTCGATCTCGACGCCGGCACATTGACCATCTGCGGAACCGTGTCCCTCACCGCCGAGAAACCACGCCGAGCATTCAGGCAGGACCACCCCAAGACATCATCATCCCGGCGCACGCTCCTCCTACCCGACTTCGGGCTGACGGTACTGCTGCGCCGCTCCGTGACCGGCCCCAACAGCGACCTCATCTTCCCCTCATCAAAGGGCACCGTCCGCGACCCGGCAACGGCCAGGAAGACCCTCAAGCTCGCGCTCGCCGGCACTGGCCTGGAATGGGTCACCCCCCACACGTTCCGCCGGACCGTAGCGACCCTCGTGGGGGACCCGGAGACAGCATCAGGCGTGCTCGGCAACGATCCCGGCATCGCCATGCGCCACTACATCGAGCGTTCCCAGATGGCTCCTGACGTGCGAAATGCCCTCCAGGAGCTCGCGCCGCAAAGCGAGGCGTAAACGCGGCGAGATGGCGCTCTGGACGGTTCACGTGGCCCCTGCGGCTGAATGAAACCCTGTGATCGCAACGCCCTTCGTACCTCCGGTGGGATTCGAACCCACAACACTCCGATTTCTCTCTAACACCTCAATCAGTGGACAACGAACGTCAATGAACGTCACGTGATACGCATGATGACGCGGCAAAGCGGAGGTGGGGGACGCCGCAGAGCACTGGACGTCCAGCGCAGAAACGGTCCAAATACGACACGAAAGCGCGGCGTAAGCGCGGCGTACACGGGCTCTGGACACTGTATATACGCGCGACCCCGGGTAGCCCTCGGGGAGGGGGAG